TATAATTTTTACCATCTTGGCTATACCCGATATTTGTATTTTTTTCATCATAAACGTTATAATATCCTTTTGGCGTTTTATAAATTCTATAATTATTTGCAGTATAAATAGCACTTATTTTATTTAAATTACCAGGCTTTGTTAATATTCCTGAAGTTATAGCTACTGTGCTTTTTATTTGGAATGGCATTAATCTAGTAACCACATTATCGGTCATATTTAAACCAACTCTTGGTACTGGTCTTCCATATTGATATTGTTCAATTCTACCAACTAAAAAATCATAATAATTTCTTTGAGCAGTATTAAAAGCATACTCAAATTCTAATGGAGGTAAACTTCCTAGCTGATTCTTTCTAACAATAAATTTAAGTATATTATATACTTGGTCAACTGTCATTTCCTATTTTTTAAATTTTGAAGATGGTACGTTTATTATATCACCTATTTTTTTATCATTCCACAATGCATCATTTATATGTTGTTTTGCAGTTGTGTTACCATGTCTAGCTCTAAATGATTTTACTGTTTTCATTGACCTATTTTTAGGCCCTACTTTAACCCCTTTCTGCCCACCTTGAATAGTAACTTTTTTACCATTTACAGTAAAAACAGCTTTCCATGTTTTACCTTTAGCAGTTCCTCTTTGTATTTTTGCTTGTGGCATTCTATTCTTTTTACAAATATAACAAAAATCCCCCAATATGAATTGAGGGACTTTGTTACTATTATTTATACCACTAAACTTGAGTTTTTAATGTCTTACAAAAAGACTCTCCTTCTTCTGAGTAAGCATAGTCTGTAATGGCTTCTATAGCTTGTTTATCAACTGCAATATCAGTAATAAGCTGTTTGCTTAATGTCCAATGCAATTGACCTTTAACAAGCCCTGTAGTGATTACATTTTTAGCTAAAGCTTTTTCTATCATATACCTAATCTTTACTTTAGGATTAGTTGCATAAAGCAAGAAGTTTTCAGGATTTTCTAAAGCCTTAGCTTTATAGTCCTCTCTAATTACATCAATATCTCTTTCTTCTCCTGTAGCTCCATGTACAAAAGGAATGCCTAAAAACTTAGCGTGTGGAATCATATCTTCCTCAGAAGCAGTTCTAGCTACATCATAAGCCCTATCTTTTTTCTTTCCTAATTCTACAACATTATCATCGGTATTAACGAAATCTAACATTCTATATAGGTTATTTATAGTTTTCAGCTTATTTTTTTGGTTTTCACATTGGTTATTCAATTTCAAAAACTCAACTAGCTGTTTATTCCATGATGGAATTCTTAAATGACCATCTTCAAATATAATCTGATTAGTAGTTTTATTTAACATTGAATCAGGCAATGGCGCATTAGCCTCTTGCTCATCAACAAAAATTGTCTTTAACCCTTCAATATATCTAATTTGTCTAGGCTGATAATCTGGTTCTATATCAGTTCCAAAGTTATACAATACTGTGTCTGTGTTTGGAAGCATTACTCTTGGAGGAAAAATGCTAGAACCTTCATAGTATTTTGGATGTTCTGTGACTAACCTGAATACATAAGTTTCAGGCTCTTTTTTTACTTTTTTAACTGAACTTACTTTGCTCTTTGGAGTAAATTCTGTTACCGAAGTTGGATTACTTGTCAACTCGGATAGTGACTTTGCCATATTGTTATTTTTAGTTTAATAATAGAATTACAAATATATGTATAATCAAATAAAGTACCAATATAATTTAAATGCTAAATTGACATAAACAAAAACCCCCTCGTTTGAGGGGGCTTTGCTATAAAGAGTGTTAAATTAAACTCCTTTCATAATTGCGTACTGATTAGCAGCAAATACACGAACTCCAGGGAAACTCAACATACTGATGGTTTTTTGTGCATCTGTAGTTTTGTTTTGAGGAGCTAACATACCTGTTTCAGTAGTTAGGATTCTTTGACCGTTAACTTCTTGGAACACAATTTGGAAACTTGGGAACTGTTTACCAGTCTTAGCATCGCTATTGATTTTCTGAGGAATTAAGCAACCGTAGTTACGTTTCTCAGGAGTAGTAGATGGAGCAATATGGTATACTGCTTCAGGACTAAACATATTGTTTAAGAAGAAATGGAAAGTGTAACCATCAATCATGAATGAACTAAATCCGTAAGAAACCGCAGCTTCAGAATTTCCACCAACTGAACCATAAGAAATAGCACCGTTGTTGTATTTTCCAAATAATAAGTCGTTAAACTCTTGACGCTGATAGATATCTTGTAACCAATGGTATTCACCTGCACCACCATAGAAGTTCAAAGAACGAGTCAATGTGTGGATATCAGAGATAGCACCAGAACCTGCTGTGTACTGAATAGTAGTACCGTTTGCAGCAACACGAGGAAGAACACCAGTAGTTCCTACAGAACTTCCGTATGCACTAAGGTTGTCGATTGCAGTACCTTCAAAAACTTTGAACATCAAGTTATTCATATAACGCTTGTTCATATCATCCATTGCAAGATAGTAGTAGTAGTAGTTACCATTACCAAAATCAACTTCATTTTTCTCAATGCTAGCTCTATCTGTAATTGTGTAATCATCACGATGTTCAGTAGTAGTATTGAAGATTTTATCTAACAAAGGAGACATACCATCAAGACGACCTGACTGCTCACCTACGTTAACAGCACCTCTTAAAAGCAAGTATTCACCAGCTAAAAGGTTAGCAGAACCAGCAGATACTAAAGCAGTAGCAGCTTGTAATGGACGAATTGTTGCAGTATGCGCACTTGCAGTTGTTTTATTAACAGAAATGATCTGTCCTTCAAAACCTGAAGTCATTACACGAACAACCTCACCTACACGAATTGGAGACAAAGTTCCAGATGCGCTATAAGATTCAGCAGCTAAAGTAACTGTAACATCAGCACCAGCAGCAGGAGCAACTACAGCAGCAGTTGTTTTGATAGCTTGGTGAAGGCCACGCTTTTCGTAGTGATAAAATTGACGGTTGTCAGTTTTAGCTTCTACAACTGAATTACCAAGAGCCATTTGAACTAATGCATAGTTCTCAGCTCCGTATTTTCTAACTAAGCTCTTTTCAAAAGAACGGTCGAAAATGTTTAAATCGTTCAACAACGACCTGTTAGTCGCTGAGGTTGCGGCTGCTCCTTGAGCATAACCAGGGAAAGTATTTGCCATTTTTTATTTTTGTTTAAATTTTAATTAATTATTGTTGTCTTGTTAAATGTCCGCTAAATAATTTATCGAACATGCTTTTTTCTTCATCAGCATCAGATGGCCTATAAGTTGCTGATTGTTCTGTATCTACTGTAATGTTTTTACTTTTTTTCAGAACCTCAAGTCTAGTTTGGTTCACAGCTTGTGACACAACAGAACTGATTATCTTATTAAAGTTATCTGCTATATACAAATCTTTCAGAAGTTGGTCAGACTTATACTTTCCTTCTTGGTAGTATCTTTCTGCTAAATACCCTTCTAAATTTTCTGCCCCTTTATGATACTTTGTCAACTCCTGCGCAGGAATTTCAAATTTACCATTAACTGACATATTTGTTTTTTCATCCTTCCAACTAAATGGAAGAGAGCTAACATTATCTTTAAGTTCATTAAGAGAAGATAAAAACTTATCTCTCTCAGCTTGCAATTCAGAATCATCTTCAGTATTAACAGTTTCTTCAGCCTGATTGCTAGCCTCATATTTAGGAAATTTTATTTCTTCTGATACCTTACTAAAGTACTCTTTTGCTTCAGAAACATCTCCTTTAATACGATTATTTAATTTCTTTTGTTCTCTTCTTAATTTTGAATCATCGAATTCAAGCTCATCAAGTGAATACTTTTCATTATATTCATCCTCTATATCTTGTGAATCAAAATCAGGATTCTTTTGTTTTATATATGCTTTTAAAACATCTTCATCTGTCTTATCTTTTAAAGACTCTGAAAATGCTTTCTTTTGTAATATTTCTGTAACCTCAGCTATCTTTCCTTCAGCAAGCATATTATAAATAGCTCTTGAAGTTTCATTCTCAAACTCACCTAGCTTTTCTACTTCTTTCTCTTTATTTATATGCTCTTCTAGTTCTTCCCAAGACGAGTACTTTCCATTTGTCCTTGTCTTTATGAATTCACTTTCATCTAAAACTTCATCTTCTTCTAACTGTTGAGTTTCATCTTCAGTTATACTTAACTCTACTAAGTTGTCTGTTTCAATTGTTTCATGTGGAACATCAGCTTCAACTGTTGTTTCAACTACTGATTCAATTACTTCAGGAACTTCTTCCTTTTGTTCTACATTTAGACTATTTACATATTCTTGCAAAATGTCTGTAGATTCTGCTGGTGTTTCTGTGGTTTGCTTATTAGCGAACTCTTGAATAATGTCTTGAGATTCCATGTTATATTTTATTTTTGGGATTTACTTGTCCTAAAATTACACACAAACATACAAATATTCTTTAAATAAAAAAAAATTGTATTATTTTGGTTATTATATTTTTATTGCTCTTCTTGTATTTGCTCTTCTTGTTGCTGCTCTTCTTGTGCAATAGCTTCTTCTTCTGATACTGCCCCTTCTTCTTGCGCTTGCATCTGTTGTTGCTCTTGATTTATTTGTTCAGCTTGAATTTGCTGCTTCTGTAATTTCTCCTCAACAGCGGATCCAAGGATACCATCAACAATTTGTTTTAAATTATCCGGCAACTCTCTTCCACTACTAAAAGCAGAAGCATACATAGTTGAAGCAAATTTTAATAACTCAATATCTTTATCATTATCTCCTTTACTTTGATTTATAGCTATTTTACCCTGAGATTCTAAATTAAATAACTGGGCATCTTGTTCCATTTTTAACTGAGCAGATTGTTGCTGAATTTGAGCATTCATTTGAGAATTCATCTGAGCAGCTTCCATTGCTTCTTTTTTTGCCCTTTTCATTGATTTAGACAAATACAATTCAGCTAGCTTTATGTCATCTATATGTTTAATTTTAAATGCTTGCTCATATGTAATAGCCCCTGATTGTAATGCAATATTCATAGATTGTATTAACTCAGCTCTTTCTTTATCATCTGGCAATAATTTAACTTTAACATCAAATTCCATATCAATTAAAGTCATGTCATAACCCTTAAACTCTTTAAATTTAGATGCTTTAAATACAACTAAATCCCAAATCATCATAGAAATCTT